AGATGGATGTAGATGTTGCACCGATTCCTTATCTTGCTGGTTATACGTACAATCTCTATACGTTTGTTGAAACGTTGAATTTCTTGGAGATCAGTGCTGGTTTGGGTGGTCTCAAGTTTGCTCGCTAAACGCTTGTCACACGCTAAAGCGTGCGCTACTAGCGTTTGTGCTCGCTAAAGCGTGCGCTACTAGCGTTTGCGCCCGCTAAAGCGTGTACCAATTTTTATACGAATTCATCAATGAATTCATATAAAAAACCAAAATCCGCCGATTTTAATACTTGTTGACCCACCAGTCGTCCCAGAAGTAGGGGGGTTGCTGGCTGTTTGTATCTGCAGCGGATGTAACAATATCCATACTGGCACGCTCGCGGTATAGCGAATCGATGTGCGCATAGTTGAGCGCATAGGCAAAATACTTAAGGCGGCTTACCATTCCTTTCATCGCTCCAGAGACCTTGTAATCGGCAAACAGCTTGGGGTCGTACCCAGCCTTGTTAGGAAAGTGTAAGTTCTTCATTATATAGAGTGCACCGGTGTTGAGCTTGGGAACGGTTGTAAGTTTCATACGAACGGCAATATTACCGTTGACATAGACGTCGAGATTAACACCCTTGAGCATAATCACAAGATGGAACCACTTGCCAACTGGGATGTTTGGGACCGATACATAGTTGTCCCACTTATTGATAGTATTCATATAGATGCGTAGTGTGTTCTTATCACTTTCAACAAATACAGCCGGCGCTAGATTAGGAAAACCACTATCGTTACCCTTGTGGAAGACGTGTTTTAGAGTACCGGGTGCGTTGTTTCCTCCAGTATTTACACAGTTATCATCCGAGGAGCCAGATGCCTGAAATGTATCTGGGTGAATGAATAAGAACATAGAATATGAGAAAGCAGAGCCCTGCTGCTCATCGCGACTGTTATATAGTATAGGATATCCTGTATTAGGTCCCTGTGGGATAGTTATACTGGTAGCGGTTGTATTATTAAACAAAACTACAGCTTGGCGATCCATCTTTTTCAAAAAAGAGTTCACCTGTTCAATCAAGGACATAACAACTTGTAGTCCAATCATTGTAAGAATGACAATAGTAAGTTGGGATACTAAGCCATTTCCTGATAAAAATCCACTCACAGATTCCATTTCCTCTATTTATAATCGGTTTTATAAATGGAGAATTCATAAATATGAATTTATAGGTAGTGTTCCCAACTGTTACCATTGTTGTAGTTGAGTTTTATACCGATCTTATTGAAGAGAGAACGTATTATGCTGGTGCTTCCCTGGGGACCCTCCTGGTATAAACCATAGATGCGGTCCGGGGTGAGAGCAAGACCAGAGAAGAATACGCTATTTAGGAATCCGTTGAAGCCGCCCGCAATAGAAGGGATTACATACTGGTTGCCGCTGCCTGGTGCCGAGCCGACAACTGGACCCGGAAGAACGCAGGAGCGGTTGAGCTTGCCATCGTAGTATACATCAAGGACACGACCGCTGACGACGCACGTGAAATTCAGCCAGCGCTGCATATCTACATCATTAATATCGCACATAGGCGTGTAACCATCGGTGTTAAGAGTCTGCTGCGCAGTTGCCGCACTTGTAGCATTAGATAGGAAATGTGTAATCCAGGTGAGCTGGTCGGAGCCAACACCGCGTGTATGGAAACGAATGCCAAGCATATTTTTTGTAGGGTAAAGGAACGATGTCATTACGTAGGCGGCACTTGCCTTAAGGGCGGGGTTGCTTACGTGGGGGTCTGAAATGGCAAGAACCGGCTTAATAACTCCCATCTTGGCAGAATCCCAAGTGCTGATGTACATCCACCAGCTGATTGTAAAGTCGGCACCCTCTATAATGCGCAGGTTCGGGTTAGGAATAAAGTTCGGATCCTTCTTCTTAGTATCATCGTAGTTCAGGCAGTACTTTGCAGGGGCAGATCCCTTCTTATTTACTGGGATAAGAGCACTTGACTTATTTCCTGGAATACCGTATACACTATTGGTCATTTTAACCTGGATAACATAGCGCTCCGTTTCAGAACCCCCCGTTAGGTAGGCATAAATCATGTAGCAAATAATAACAAGAGCTAACAGATATACAATATTGTATACAACTCGAGGGCTTTCGTAGAAAAACAATCTTGTTCGGTTGTATGCATTCATTAGACTCATACTTCTTCTAACCTAGAGCATTAAAATCTTCAGGCGTATTCGTAATCCACATACTCTATTCCAGTGTTAGCCTCATCTCCTTTTCCATTGTTCGGGCAAAACCCTGCTTGGCATAGTAATTTATATAGTTCGTGCCAGAAGCTCTTAAATGTAGGCGCTCCATCCGGGATATTTGGTTTACCTCGTAGGTCGGTTACACGTTTATAGTTTTCCCGTAATTCTTTCTCTGTAAGACGGCGTGGCCAAGCCTGTATCATACCAGCTTGCCCCCAGAAATCCGGAGACGTTTCAAGAAGTACACCTGTAGGATTTGTCCATGTAACGTTATCAAGTATGAGCGATGTTGCGTGATGTCCATTCAAATAAATATCAATAGAACGTCCCTCAACTGCTATTGTAATTTGATTCCATCGAGAATTCATAACATTTTCAATTTCTGCGTAAGGTGGTGATGTAAGACTATTATTCATTGACATCGGCATAAGTGGATTGAGCCTTAGCAGTGCCGCTTGATGTACGGGATCCAGGACAAACTCACCGACACCGAGGAGTTTCAAGAGGGGTTTGAACCTATAATCACCTTTGGGACCAGCAAAGGGTATACGTTCATCGTTGACCTTGTCCATATAAATGAAGAAACTAAATGTAAAATTACTTTTTAAAGACTGTATAAGCTGCGCTTGCGTTAATACAGATTTCAAATTGGAACCAGCGGATGAATCGTTTTCGGACGCTATTCCATTGAGGACAAACGGACCAAGTACAGTGGTCTCGTCCGATTTTGGCATAAAATAAAGTACATAGATTACACCCGCGGCAATTATGACAAGGATAAGTATAAGAAATATCAATCGGGGATTCATTCCTCTTATACTGTAAGTATGTTTTTAACGATTTATTTTTCATTTAGAACCGTTCACCCAATCTTCCACCCGATTGGTAATTGTATCTAACGATGGCATAAGCGATGGATCGGTGGAAGCACCACAAGTCTTTGCCGCAGGCTGGAATGGCGGGAAGGGCATAGGGCAGAAGTTGGAAAGCATTTCACTACTAATGGAAAACGGCCAGACATATAGATTTTGTATAGCGGCTTCAGCAGGGGCTTTTCCACAAAGACCGTAGAGATTGTTTTCAACTGTCTTGGGCTCGCCGGCAAGCACCTTTGTAGTCTCTAGTTTACAGTTAAGATCAACTTCAAGCACCTGATTATGGACGTTTACTGTAAGACGGAGCGGCTTCTCGACCGGAATATCCGAAATACGCGCCGACTCGCGGTAGACATCGCCGGTTTTTGACATCGTATCCACAAACACAATGATATCATTTGTGTTGGGATCTAAAAATATACCGGGATTAAGGCGTTTTGGTAGCCCATAGGGTGGTAATCGTGGCGAACCCGCGGGGGTCACGCTACCACTCATATCGGTATATAGTTCGCCACTGCCACGGTGGAAGATATGACGATAGGGTCCTTCTATATTTGTAATATTACGGGTGTTTGCTAAGAGTAAATCAAAATGATATGTGTATTTGTTGTTCATATTGTCAGGTAGTAAGTCGGCGGAGATCATCAAATTCTTAACGCCACCGTCGCCGTTCTTCCAAAATAAATGAGAATCGTCAAGCGCCTTAAATCGTTGCGGGCGAATATCGAGCGATTTTAGGGAAAACTTATAACCCGTCAGCAATAGGTAAATAAGAATTACAACTGCGATAAGTAATCCATAAAGGATGTAATTGCCCATACCTCCACCGCTATTGGCTGTCAATCGGCGTGTGTTACTTATGACAGTACGCGCGGCATTTGTACCGGGCATATTTTCGAATAACGAAGCCATTCGCACTTCCTACTTCCTACTTAGAAATAAGACTAGAGTGTAAGTCCTTTATAAAAATCTCGTATATCTTTATTGCGAACAAAGTTATTGAGTTTTAGACCCGTTTGACGTATAAGTTTGTTACCGTCTGTTCGAAGTTTGCTTTTATTGAAGGTATTACCATCGTGCGCAACAACAAGCATCACTTTGAGCGGATCTAGCTGAACTAGAGGCACCGAATACTTTCGGGTAAACTCAATTTCTTCGGCATAGGCGCGCGATTCGTCGCAACGATTTGCACGAACGTATGCCTTTGTATACGCCATTGTGCCGAAGGTGCCGTGGTGTGCTCCGTAGGGACCAGTTTCCCAAATTGAGCCGTCATCAGGAAAGAAGACGTGGTTGCGCGTAGAACCGGCAAGATCTGCCTTACGTGAAACAAGTGTCATTACTGCGTGATTGACGCGGTCCGGCGTATAGTAGTCGTCATCGTCCATACAGACTAATATCTCGCCGCGCGCGGCATCGTGAAGACGGTTGCGCTTGGCACCGATACTCAACTTCATGTCTGACCGTATATATTGGATATTCATTGTTTGAAATTCAGGCTCAAGTAGATCCTTAATAGGGTCTGAACCATCATCAAAGACTACCCATTCCATACGCTCTTTAGGGTAGGTTTGGTCCTTAATAGCAGCAATTAGATAGGGTAGAAACTTACGCCGATTGTACGTAGGGGTTAGAATTGAGACAAACGGCTTTGTTGTCGATTTGACAAGTTTACCTGGCCATTCGGCAGCAGCAGAAGACATCTTACTTATACTACAGGTCTGTCCATTTAGACCCAGATTCTTAATTCGAAGACTATGCGAATTACATCTAAAGATCCTTTACCATTCTGTTATAAATGGCAAATAATAAAGCGGTTGTTCTTTCACAACCGTGGGGCGGGCTTGGCGATAATTTACAATTTAGCACGCTGCCTGAATTATATTCAAAACTAGGATATAAATTTTATATATCAAAGAAAAATGCGCATAGAAATAAAGAAATATACGATCTTGTTTGGGGACTGAATCCTTATGTTGAAGGTTTATCAGATATGGAACCAAATGTTGGAGAATGTCGAGGATTTGAAGATATAACCGCCGATTTTATAACAAATATAGAGTTAAAGAATGGGCTTAAAAATGGTTATCGAAAATATCCTGTAATTTATTATAAACCTAAATTCATCTCTGAACTATCGAATTGTTTATTATATGATCTGACCTCTATATCTATGTATCCTGAAGATAAACCTATTAAATTATCATTTGAAAGTATATTTAATAAATATCCTGAACTACCCGTTAAAAAAATAGTATTTGAGGCGATTCCAAATAGAGATATACCATCTTTTCAGCATAATACATATGTAATTAAATCAATATACGATTTATGCGACGCTATTTATTCGTGTAAAGTATTTCTATGTTTACGCTCTGGAGCATCTGTCTTAGCATCGGCTATTAAAGGGGATGGTTCAAGTCCAGAAATTTATACATTTCACGATCCCTGGTATAATAATCAGATATCGTATACATTTAAAAATAATAATCATTTGGAGTTTGTTAAAGAGGAGACTCCGACGAAGTATGTTTATCTAGGAATACCGTATATCAAATAATGCGGTTCAGTCTAAAAATTCATTTAATATATATAAATTAAATGAATTTTATTGTTATAGGTGACTGTATTCTTGACCATAATATTTATACAATTGTTCAGACTCCTAAACGTATAGATTATAATACAGAATATAATATAATTCGCGAGGAATACAAACTTGGAGCTTGCGGAAATTTAGTTACAAATCTTCAGTCATTGGGCGCAAATAAGGTATTTTTATTTAGCGCTATTGGTGATGATATGGCTGGACGGCAAATGAGTGAAATGGCAAATTCATTAAATATTGGTAATTTCTTGAAAACTGTCCCTTCTTATAATACTACAGTAAAACACCGATATTATCATGATAATAAATGTATTTTCCAAACTGCCAATCATATTAATAAAGAATTACTTTTGCCGATTTCGCTCTGTGATGAAATTGAACAGGTTCTTATACATACAAAGATAGATTGTATAGTTATATGCGAATCTGAAAAGAGTTCGATAGGTTTGCTTTCTATTCCACATTGTCAGCAAATTATTGCGCTAGCAACAAAATATAATGTACCTACAATGGTTGACCCCAAAGAGGATATTCATAAATATAGAGGATGTACAATTATAAAACCAAATCGCGACGAAGCATACGCATTAATGAATATGTCAAACGATACTTCACTTATGGATGTTCATAATGCGATTCTTCAACAGCTTCAATGTAAGTATTCGTATATAACACTTTCGGAACAAGGAATTAGTATTTATGATGGAAAAGATGAAATACGTGATAAATGCCACGATGAGTTAATAGTTGTGGATCCAATTGGGGCTGGTGATATTATTACAAGTATTACCGCACTGTTATTCAATAAGGTTGATATGAAATTTGGTGCGCATATTGCTGTAAATATGGCATCGAAATCCGTTGAAAAAACGGGAGTTGTTACTGTATCAAATCGTGATGTTATAAATTTTTGTTTTACATCAAAACATATTCAATTCAATGATTTAACGATGCTTCGAACAATATTTCATAATAAAAAGATTGGTATAACAACAGGCTGTTTTGACTTGCTCCACAATGGACATATTTTATCATTGGGGTGGTGTAAGGAAAACTGTGATATACTTGTAGTCTGTTTAAATTCCGATGAATCCATTCAACATTTAAAAGGCAAACAGCGTCCTATACAATCTATAGATAGGCGTTTGTCGGCACTTACAGCACTAGATATTGTAGATTACGTTATTGTATTTGATCAACCAACTGCCATTGAAATTATTAAAACGTTAAAACCTAATATATTAATGAAGGGCGGCGATTATAGAGATAGACATATGCTTGAGTCAGATTTTGTGGATACAACACTTATAGGACCCTATCTGGATGGTGTATCTACAACAAATATTATTAAAAATATGTAAGTCGTCCTTTATCAATTTTACATACCGTCACAGTTTGCCAATAAATCATTTAAAATATTCAGTGGTTTAAACCCCGCTAACAAAAAAGCCCTAGATAAGCATGTCCATTATTTCGCGCCGAAAGCTTTGGTCTTTTTTTGAAGCCTTATACAGCCAGGAATTAAATGAGAATTCGGCAAAGGCAACAACACCAGAGTGGCTAAAAACCCCGCTACTACTACATCAGCAGTCAGCACTTGCGGCAGCTCTTCGATTAGAAACGGCTAAGACAAATGGGCTTACAGTGGATGCTATTGCGGGCGAATCGGTCGGCGGCAAACTTTATACGTCCTATGGTATTTTAGGTGACCGTGTAGGATCTGGTAAGTCTCTTACGGCGCTGTCTTTAGTCAAAATGCCACCGCCAAGTTCGCTTTATAATGAATATATTATAAGGGGAAACTCTATTTTGGGCGATGGGCGGGATGTAGGACTTTTACGAGTCAAAGATCAGACAACTGTTGCTACAGGGCTCAAACTAAAGCCTCTCAATACCTCCCTTTTTATTATTCCCCACGCGCTTATAGGACAATGGGAAACGTATGTCGCTAATGATACGACGCTTAAGTGCTGTTTCGTGAAGAAGCGGAAAGACGCTGAGTCACCTACCTTGTTAGAAACAATAGAACAGTACGATGCGCTTTTTATCTCTTCAACAATGTGGAATTCCTTTCGTACAACACATCATCCACGAAACATTCTTTGGAAACGAGTATTTATAGACGAGGCGGACAGTATTTCTATTGCAACCGACTGGGACGATATTAATGGTCTTTTCTATTGGTTTATTTCGGCAAGCTGGTTGAATCTGGTATTTGCGGGCGGAGCGTATTTTAATGTGCTGAGTGCCTACACACCGCCAGATGAAACTCCACCGTATGTTATTGAACGGGTGAAGAAACTACAGAATAATCACTATTTACAGATCCCTGGTTGCCGTCACGTCAACATAGTGCGAAGGATGTGTGGTATATCGGCGAATCATTCTACGGTGGCAATTAATGCGGCGGTTAGCCAAAGCGCCCGTCTTATTGTCCATTCGTCCGAGACGTATATTCAGACAAGTTTTACAATGCCGACCACAACAACGCGAAAGATTATTTGTGCAACGCCTACAAATATTCGTGTACTGGATAGTTTTATTTCACAAGAGATGATGGAGCGGCTAAATGCAGGCGATGTAACGGGAGCTTTGGAAAGTCTTGGAATGAATTCGTATACAGAAACTGATATTGCGAACGCAGTAACTGCATCTATTCAGAAGGAACTTCATAATGCGAAGGTGACCTATGAATATAAGAAAACGCTGGAATATTCTACAGATTCACTTAAGCAAAAGGCGATCGAGGCACAGGAGCAGAAGATTGCGTCGATCGAGAGTCGTATTTCGGCGATTCAGGAACGGTTAAAGCGCGCAAAGGAGCAGACGTGCCCGATTTGTTATTGCGATTTAACGTCCCCCTCGGTTACTCCGTGCTGCCAGCAACTCTTTTGTTTCCCTTGTTTATGCGAGTCGCTCAAGCGAGTAGCAAGTTGCCCGCTGTGCCGTGCACGTATTGATGATATTAAGGAAATTAAGGTACTTGGAGATAATCCAGCCCAGGCTCAGCCCCAGGAAATACCTAAGACAAATCAACTCTTGAATAAGAATGATAGCTTTGTGAAGTTTATGAAGGAAAATCCGACTGCAAGAGTGTTGATGTTTAGCTCGTACGATGCGAGTTTTACAAAACTAGAGGATTCGTTGGATGAGGCAAATATCAAGCATTCAATATTAAATGGATCGCAGGCACGTATTGCAAAGCTTCTGAGGGAATTCAAGGCGGGTAAGTACAATGTGTTGTTTCTTAATGCGCGAAATATGGGTGCGGGCTTGAATATTGAATGCGCGTCTCATGTAATGCTATTTCATCGTATGTCGTCGGAGTTGGAGAACCAGATTATAGGTCGTGCAAATCGATTGGGTCGCACTGCGTCCTTAGAGGTGGTGTACCTTATCCACGAGAATGAATTATCTGCCCATTAAAGGAGACAACCAGGATGCCGAATCCAGTGGTATCTGTCGATAAATCTGGCAAAGTGCCGGTATATATCGTCAAGAAGATTTTGACCGATGAGGAAACCAAGGCGAAAACTCGTACGTTTATAAAAGATGCAGACTATCCTGTAGTGCTCAAGGATGATGCCGATGTGTATACGGAAGATGGGGAACTGCTTTTACGATTCCGTAAGGGAGTTCTTAATGAAAACGAAACAACAAATGCGTATGAGGCGCTAAAGGATTTTGCAAAGCATTCGTCAACGGATCGCGGTATAGCAAGTGGATCAGAAAAGGGAGTGGGGACGGGTAAGAAGAATCCGGTGATGTCGAATATTATTGGATACTTTGATAAGTGGTCTATATCACAAAAAGCGACATTTAAGCATTCAGGCATTAAGGTGCCGAGTCAGTGCCGTCTGACTAGTTTTAATTTGAAGCATCCCGACAAGTGGAACGCTTGTTTACCGCTTATTCGAGAGATTGATGAACAATACAAGAAACTATGCCCGAAGGAACACGCAAGTCAGCTCAAAGCCGCTAAATCGACGCCTTTCCATATTAAAGGTACAGCGTTTTCGACGATTACGACAAATCTGAATTTTCGTACAGCGGCACATACTGATTCGGGAGATTGGCCTGAAGGATTTGGTAACCTGGTCGTGTTAGAGAGCGGCGCACCGTATAAGGGAGCACATACAGGATTTCCGCAGTATGGATGCGCGGTAGATTGTCGTCAGGGTGATTTTTTGGCAATGGATGTTCATCAGTTACACGGCAACAGCCCTATGGAGCCCCAGGATGAGACAAGTATGCGGTTGAGTTTGGTGTCATATTTGCGCGAGGGCATTGTAAAGAAATGCCGAGGAGCAACTATGTATAATGCGGAACGTTTAGAGAAGCGATTAAGTAAGTGGCGCGCAACGCAGAAGAATAAACGGCGTTAAGTGCCTACCGGCTATTGTCACCCAAAATTGGCTTTGCCAATTTTGGGTTCATCCTTTCTGATTGGCGAAGCCAATCAGAAGGGTCGGTTAGAATCGCAACTCTGGTCCTAGTGGGTCGCCGATTCGGGTCGTCGGACTAGTGTGTCCGTCTTACCGACGGTTTACCGGCGACGGTTGCGGCGCGTCGCCTTACGAGACGTCTTGCGCGACTTCTTCGTGAAGCGTCCCTTGGTGTTGCGGGGCTGGGCGGCGGCGGCACGGCGGTGGAGTGCGCGCGTCTTGCGGTTGAACTTGCCGGAGCGGGGTGAGTGGAAGGGGTTGGCCATTCTGTGCTTATACTCAAGACGGCGATTTTATTTGGATACCACGGGTGGCTTGAATGTTTTGAGAACATCCAATCCAAATGTCTTCTCGGCACGCTGATCGCGCAAACGCACTTCGGCAAATCCGGATTTCTTACTCAGATTAATTTTAGCGAGTCCAGGATACGCGGCAACCATTGCGTGGGCGGATTTATCAACGCGGTTCTTGGTCCGCTCCTCCTGCATTCCACCGGGTTCCTTGTAGTACGCAGTAATGGGTGCGATCATTTCGTACCGGAGAACTCCTCCGTCGACCAGGTACATAATAATAGAGCGCTGAACATCCTCCTTATCATCCAGAGTTACCTTCAGAACATCGATGCCAGGATTGATGATACCCCAGGCGGAACCAATAATATACCGCAAATCTTCAGTTACGCGGTCGTGCATAAAGAAGCCGTTGGCTACGGGGTAGAAGCCGAATAAACGAAACCCCTTTTTCGTAGCAGCAGCAAAGCCGTCGCGAAAAATCTTATCCAGGGACCGAACCGGTTTCAAGCCCCCGCCGGACAGCATCTTAAACTCTTTAATGTCGTCGTCGATGTTCATAATCTTCTTGCCGATAGGAAAATACCGGGTTATGAAATTACGGACGGCGCCCATACCGGGCTCGGCGACTACAAGCTTTCCGTAGGTGCCGGGCTTGAGTACCGAGCGATACGTTTCCTTCTCAGCCTCAGTCGCCACAAAGACGTGTATAATGGAAGCAGGTATACCGGCATCGGCAAGCATTGCCAACGACTTGTCGCGGAGAGTTTCTGCACGCTTATACGACGGAATGGCAATAATATAGGAGCCCCCGCTCACCTTACGAGTCTTTCTAGCTCCGCTCATCTCTACTAAGTTCTTTGTTTGAAATCCCAGAATCCTTTCGGCACCCACACTAAATGGACGCCAAGCAATGTCCATGGTGTCAACGGTGGTGTCTCAAAGATTATGCGTGTAATTACATTTTTGCGTGTGGTCTTCCGACCGATGGCAAAAATTTCTATATTGGCGCCGGTTGTGGACGGTCGTGGTGCTGGGAATGTGGTAAGAAGTTTTGTACATCTTACATCAATCCTGAAACGGGTCATAAGAATCCCCATGCTAAAGAATCACACAACGCCATGTGTTGTAAAGAGGAGACAGGTTTCAAACAGACGGACTATTGTCCTGGCGGACATAATAGCCATTGTGAGAAACGGTGGTCCTAAATTACACAGGAAACGCAATTGGCTTGGGAATATCAAGCGCCTGAATAAGGCGCATAAATCGATTTGCATCGGCGCTTGGAAACCACTTAGGCAACATTCCTCGCCAGAATTCCGTATTTTCCCATACAGCTCCGCCAATCTTCTTGCCGTACCCTGGACACTCCTTCTTTTCAAGTTCTACTTTTGCGGCGGTAATAAATAGATTCGCCTTCCAAAATGTTGAGTCAAATCCACCGTCAAAGACGGGATTTGCTTCTACAAATGCATCGCGCATTTCGCATAGGTAACGAAATTGATTATATAACATAGACTGTTTTGATAGTACAGCAGTATATTCCATGTCATCATCTTTCCATACAGATGTTTTTTCATCATCAATATTATAATGTCCGAAAAGTAGTTGATTGACTGCCTGAAGTTTCGCCTGGTAAGTCAACGGAAACAGTGTCCAATGCTGGAAAAAGAAAGTGTAGTAGTCTAGCCGATCTGATGCTAAAATTGTTTGAAATACAGATTTGTATATTTCGTAGCCGTGCGCATTGTTTCCAACAAATCGACAAATCCATGTGGGAAGTGATTCGTGAAGATGTAGTCCTGCCAAATTTAAATCATTGTTATTGAGTGGCACTTCGGTCGTCATATCAAGACTACCGCGTAGAAGCTGACCAACAGCCGACTTAATCGTTTCGGAGCGACGAATGCGATTAGAGCCGAGCGCCTTCGCATCTGCTAGTCCTATCTCAATTGTATTTTTGACATCGGCAACAGAAATGGTTCCTTGTATCATATCGGTCTTGATTTCACGAACGGATTGGAGAATCTTACGCAAATCGCCGGAATGTACTGTAAGCAAATCGGTCGCCAATTTCATCAGATCACAGTTTTTGGGAACTTTCTCAAATTGGGTCTTAATTAAAGCGTAAACATCGGACGACGACGGTGCCGATATTTGGAACGTCTTACATAACTTTAAAAACGGCTGGAACTTCTTCTCCATCCATTCATTCGAAATACAGACAATCGCATTGTGACCATTATAATCTTTAAGGATCCGTACAAGCTCGGACAATCCTCCCTTATCGCCCACGGACATTCCATCAATTTCGTCTAGAATAATGCCAAGATTGCGCGGACCTTCTGGACGGAAAAAGTCAGCAACATTACAACTACGTAGTAATGGTAGTAGCGATTCTTCAACGGCGGCTTTATGACGGTGTTGGGATGCGTTCCATTCTACAACACGGTAGCCAGCTTGTTCTAATGCCAGACGCGCCAGAGTTGTTTTACCAATACCAGGAGGACCGTATAGAAATAACGACGATGGTGTACGTGGAGCAGGCTTTTTTGCCCAATCAATGATTTGGGTAAAAAGGCTTGTATGAATCATTGCCATTTAGTTATTAGGTGGCAAATGTCTTTAGATGTTTATTTCTTAATAGTCTTGGTTTTCATTACGGGCATTGACGCATATGCCGCCATCTGTGTACCTACATCTGGAGAAAGATCACTAGTATACGCAAACTCCTCCTGCGTTGGCAGCGTATTATCGCCAACAGAATTGTAAGAGAGTCCAGCCTTTGTAAGGCGATTTACAAATGCTGCGCGTCCAGCCGCTGTTCTGAAATCTTTCGCGGGGTCAACAGAAAAGCGATAGTTAGGATTCTTTATATCTTTTGCAATATCAACAGGATTTGTTTTTAATATTCCACCATTACGACTTACACCGATATAATCAACGCAAAAGTATTGTGTATTGCTGGTTGGCTTGTATAATCCGGATGTAGGAGGTATCAGAGATAGATAATCGGGGCAGGCGCCGGTTGCTGCGGGATTAAAATCGGGGTCCGCGCGTTGCTTCAGAACAAACCATTTAATCCAGTAGTAGTATAGAATAATGAATCCGCCTAAAAACCAGAGCACTCCTGCCACAGGTCTATCTAATACACTGTAGTAAAAGTAGGAGGTTAATCCCAAAACTAGTAAACCAATTGTCCAATATGACCAACGTTGAACGACAAGCATATTTTCTGCCCATTTCTTTGCCGCGATAGTTGACGTTACCGACATCTCTAAATAGATAAGTTATTTTAGTATTGTGTGGGCAGGGTGTTGTCTCCTAAGGAATTGTAAGAGAGTCCGACTCGGTTAAGACGCTCAAGAAACGCTCCGCGTCTAGCCGCATTTATAAAGTCAACGGAAGGGTCTACAGAAAATGTATAGGCAGGATTGTTGATATTTTTAGAAAGATCTTCATGTTTCATCTTTTTTAGACCTCCGTTACGGCTAACACCAACATAATCTACACAGAAATACTGTGTAGGAGTTGCTGGTCTGTATAATCCAATATTTGAGGGAATAACAGATAAATAGTCGGGGCATGCGTGTTTACCTGGAGCAAAGTCTGGGTCCGGAGATTGTGAGGTAGCAAACCATTTGATCCAGTAATAGAAGAAGACTATACTACCACCGATAAACACTAGCACGCCGGCAACTGGACGATTTAGAACACTATAATAAAAGTAGCTTAATCCTAATGTAACTATTGCAGCTAAAAGAAGATATGCATACTTCTTAAGTTTAGCAACTGTATCAGCCCATTTTTTTGCTGCAAATGAGTTTATAACAGACATACTTCTACAGTTCTAACAGAAAATCTTCTGATAAATATTATACTAATACTTGTCGGAAAATAGAAAGACGGTGTGTTTAGTTGATGCGCGCGACCGGCGTGGGGGCACCGTTGCCGCCGGCGTACGTCTGACCACCAAGGCGGATGTAGCCGCAGTAGTAGTCGGACTCTGAGCCCGCCTGGCAGCCAACGCCGTCACCGGTGCCGTAGTAGCCGTTTGTGCCCGTTGTGACAAGCTGAACGCGGCGGAGGATGGTTGACTGGGAGCCAACTCCCGTGGCGACCGTAGGATCAGGGAGGTAGACGTTCTTGCCCATATCACGGAGCACGGCGGAGCCAGGGGTAGAAAGGAGACCCAGCGCGTAGTTATTGCCAGGGGCGGCATTGCCGACCGCCCAGGGTACTAAGACGTTGTTAGAGTCGACAATGGATGACGTAATGGAAAGGATGTTTGTCCATAGCTTATTGGGCTGAATCTGGTTTCTAAAACGCTGAGCGGACGACATTGTTTATATCTTTTATTGAGAAAAAAAATACCGGATGTTATCGGTGGATATTCCAGTTTTTGACCTTGGGGAACCCAGGAAGATAAAAGTAGTTGGAGCAAATCCTTAGACTGTAGTAGTAAATGATACCGCTGGAACTAACCGTCTTAATTTGCTTTGGAAACACAGTATAGATAATATGATTATATCTTTTCGTAAGGAAAAATATAAGAAAGTTAAATGTTTAGTTAAGGCGTGCAACACCGGTGGGGACACCGTTGCCACCAGCATAGGTCTGGGCACCTAACGAGATGTATCCGCAGTAGTAATCTGACTCGGAGCCGGCGCCAGACGGGAGACCATCACCGGTACCGTAGTAGCCACCAACACCGCCGGAGGTAACAACCTGAACGCGGCGAAGGATGGTCGACTGAGAGCCAACCGCTGTCGGAATCGTGGGATCAGGGCGGTAGATAAGCTTACCCATATCTCGGAGGACTAAGGAGCCAGGGGTGGAGGCAAGTCCGAGTAGAGTGTAATTTGCGCCTGATACAGCCCCCTGAAGCCAGGGAACCAAGACGTTGTTGCTGTCTACAATGGTCGACATCAGGGACGTAATATTGATGAAGAGCTTATTTCCTTCCATCTGTCTCTTTGAGCGGATTGCCGAGGACATTGTTTATATCTTAGTTTAAGAAAAAAATTTAAAGAGATACTCAAATTGAAATAAATGTTCTTGGGTCTTTTTATAGTACTTTACACTTATTTAATAAATAAATGTATAGAAATAAATAATATTTATTCAGCAACGTTTAGTTGAGGCGCGCAATACCCGTGATGACACCCGTGCCACCAGCGTACGTCTGACCACCAAGGCGGATGTAGCCGCAGTAGTAGTCGGACTCCGAGCCCGCACCAGAGCTTGCGCTGTCGCCCGTACCGTAGTAGCCATTCGCGCCCGTTGTGACAAGCTGAACGCGGCGTAGAACTGTAGACTGGGAGCCAACTGCCGTGGTAACCGTGGGGTCAGGCAGATAGACGTTCTTGCCCATATCACGGAGCACGGCAGAGCCAGGGGTGGAAAGCAGACCCAGAGCCGTGTTGTTCGCAGCAGAAACACCACCCAGCGCCCAAGGGACTAAGACGTTATTGGAGTCAACAATTGTCGAGGCGAGCGAGATCAAGTTGATGTAGAGCTTGTTAGGCTGGATCTGATTGAAGCGCTGACCGAACACGGAGGACATTTGTTTATATCTTGTAAAAAGAAAAATATTCTAGCTAAAGAACAAGGAACAGCCATGAGCACACTCGATGAACAAAGTCCAGGAAGAGTTTCCTTGAACGCGCCTATGAGTGAGGATGTAATGAACCTGCCCGGTTTCAAATATACAAAGGCAGCACCCTCTACCGCCGGACAAGATGGAATTAGAGGCAATTTCGAGCAGACTCCTTTTAACCAAGCGTTCTTTTCTCAGGGAAACTTTCAGATTGTCCAAAATTCTATTCGTAAGACTGTATTCGATAAGTCTGGTGATATTATTGATCCGGTAAGTACGGACGACCTGTTTATGATTATGCGTGCCATCTTTCTTTGGTATGGTCGAAATTTACCGGACCGTATTCCGGAGCAAATCGCCGAGCTAAATGCTCGTGTAACTGCATGGGCGGTACCAAAAATACTTGCTGAACTTGGAATGTACAAGTACTACCTAAATGATATTGATACGCTACCGGATCCTATTAAATTACCGGTCAATCAGAGCTCAGCGGGCACCAAGTCGCTGCCGTTCAAGCCTTTTTTTTAGGCGCTGCACGCTTCTTAGGAACTTTGTCTGCCATCCCAGTTGCCGCCGCCGACGCATACGAGTCCTCGCGTGCCTTTACATAAACGTCGTAAGCGGTGCGGAATGTACTTAGATCAGAAAGCCAGAGCATCTCTTGAGAGGTTCCTAGAAGAACACGATGCTTCTCCTGATGGTCAGCAACGTCCCGTTCCAACTCAGCCACCGCCGTCGCCTTAAGGCGGTCCACCCGAAGACGTAGGAGATACTCATACGCCTTGAGGTCATTACCTTCAGGATCAGAGATTTGAGGAAGTCCAAGCTTTTTCAATGCCGCATAGAGTACCGCATCTTCAACGTTAGAAATGACAAGCTTGCCGCTAATGACCGACTTAATAAAGAGCAACCGTGCGGACAGTTCGGTGATTTCGGTCTGTAGGCGACCGAGCTCGTGCGCCTTACGCTTGCCATACGCTGATAAACGTTCACCATAGAAGCGCTCCAGAATCTCGCCGGGTGACGCAAATCGACGAATGGTGCCGTCTACATCGAATGCTACCATATTTGTTGTTTTATGCCCAGTTGTGAGCTTGAAACGGGTCTCGAAGTCGGCAGGATACGCCCGAGCCTCGTGGTAGTACTCAGGGTCCATCTGAAGGATAAAGTCACAGTCAATATCATTGTATGCCTCCTCGTATCCGCGTAGCCATACAGTCACCTTAGAGCCGTCCTTTTTCGCCGCCGACTTGAGCTCCTCCTGCTCCGCCATCATCGTGTCTAGGAAGTTCTTGTAGTCCTTTGTCCAGCAGCCAACAGGAAGCTCCTTGATACGAATCGTAGCCGCATCGTCATCTACAAACTCGTAGATTCCCTTTGTAATCCAGCTCTTGTCATCG